GTTTTGAATGTTGGTGTATGCGTCAGCATAGGCAACAATGGTTGATACGCTAAAAGCAGCCGCTATGGCCTGCGCAACACGGGTTAACTGTGTTTGCAGCTGGTTAGTGGTGCCCTGCAGCCGCTGCATCTGCCCTTCAACTTGATTAATCCCGCGTGTTGCGTCACGGGCATCAATCTTGATGCGGATTATTCTATCAGTCATGTTTGCCGCCTAATGCTTTGCTTGTTGATAGTATAACCTAAACTGGTCGGAGTTGTTAAACGGTTAAGGTGTGGTAAGGTTAAGGCATCTAAAGTACGGGAGGAATTACATGAAGCAAATTAATTCACTGAGCGATGTTATAGGGTTGGAGCTAGTAGAGGTTACAGGCGGTCAGGTTGGTGATGATGAAATTGTATTTAAATTTAAGGATGGCGAGTCGGTTGCACTTTTTCACTCGCAAGAATGCTGCGAGTGCGTTTCAATAGAAGATATTGACGGTGATATTCAAGATTTGGTCGGAGGAATTGTCGTAGAATTCGAGGAGGTTAGTAGCGATTATGATGAGCAACCTAGCGAATACTCTGATAGCTACACATGGACTTTCTACAAGATAGCTACAACAAAAGGCTTCGTGAATGTTAGATGGCTTGGAGAATCAAACGGGTATTACTCTGAATCAGTTGATTTAGCTATCAAAACAGGTGATGAAAACGACTGGTCTAGCAAATACGGTGAAGGGTGGAAAACTTTGTGGTAATTAAAAGCCCCTTAACGGGGCTTAGCATTTCTAGCCCGCTCACGCTCTTTCTGCTGCTTGTCGTTTTTAAGCTCTATCAGCTTATCGTCAAGCGCTTGCATCGCAGCTATAGCTAAATCCGCTTCGTAGTCGATGCCAGATGCCAGCCTTTGCAGCGTTGCGTAAGGTATGCGCTCATCACCTGGCGCTTCACGCCTGCCCGCGTGGAATGCGTTTAGTATAGCTTGCTGGCTTTGCGTTAGCCGCTGCTGCTCTAAATCCTTGCGCATCTGCTCGGCTAGATTGCTGCCGGTTGCCTTGTCTAGCTGCACCGCCGCTTTATAATCGCCATCTGTCACGCCGCCCTTGAATTTGACGGCTATGGCTTTTTTAGCGCGTCAATATCCTGCTCTAATTGCTCGTGCAGATAGTTTTCAAAAGTCGCTGCAGCATTGGTAAGGATGGCATTTAGCGACAGGTAGTATTCAGGATTCAAGAATACTTTACGCGCCGCTTGCTGACTATAGGGTAAATCAACGCCTGATTCGTCCTGTACGTTATCCCATCCTGTGCAGCCGCACTCGGTTAGCCAGTGTGCTAAAAGCTCGTTAGCGTCCTGCTCAGTGTGATTGGCGAACGGCCCCCATAGCGACAGCTTCAATTCTTTCATAAACTTTTGCGCAGCTGGTGTGCCGAGCCTGCGCACGTAAAAAACAGCATCGCCAACGCTGATTGGTGCGCCCTTGTCATGCAGGGTTAAATCTTCGCGGTATTCGTTGAGGTTCATAGTTGCCACTGGTCGGAGTTGTTGTGTGGTAATTGTATGGTAAGTTATTAGTCTAATCAAATTAGGCGAATGTAAATTATGAGCGATAAAAAACCACTTTCTGTACTGGAAAATAACGAGCTTTTTGACTCACCCAATAGGGTCAGGTTTAATAGTCCATCTGAGTATATTGAATTTGAGCGGCACCGAGCAGAATCGCAGGCTAAATCATCAATAAAATATTACGTGCATGGCGGATTTAACACTAGATTCTGCCCCGCTTGCCAGCAAAAGAAACCGAGAGGAAAAAGAAAGGCAACAAAGGCATGGCGCTGTGATGATTGCTTAGCTAAAAAAGCCCCTTAGCGGGGCTTATCTTTTTACGCCCAATTCCGATAAACAGCAATCGCGTGGCCTAAGGCTGACTTCTCAGCGCTGGCGCTGAACTCGTCATTGCTGATCGTGTTTTGACCGTCTGCTGCTGTCCAGCTTGTCACTACGACTTGCGGGATGCTAATGACAGTGCGATGGCCGCTACCGTGGTCAAACTCAACGCCGAATCCGATGCGCGTGCCGTTATAGCAGTAATCACGAATAACCATACTGTTGGCAATGCTTGAGCGGCTAACACCCTCAACGGTAATCGTTGGCTGGCCGCGCACATAGCGATCAACACAGCCGGCCGCTTGGTCGCGCTGGTTTTCGTTGCTAATGCTAATTGTCGCTGATTTCAGCGCACACAGAGCAGATTCGCCGTCAAGATACCAGTTTGCCAAGTTCTGCACCGCAGACAATGGCGCATCAGTACCCGCTGCTGCATCTGTTTGGCCTGCTACGGCTGCATTACCAGGCTCTTCGCTGCCAAACTGGATAGTTTGACTGCCGCCGATAATGCCAGATTCGCCGATTTCAAGGCTAAACGCATTAATCAAGCCATCAAAAGCGGTTTCATAGTCAACATCACCTACTTTCGACTGGTCGATTACACGGTTTTGGCCGGTGAAGTAGGTGGCATCGTTTGCATTTGTGGTGCGGTTGGTCTGCACTGTAACAGTATCGCCTGCGGCAACTACAGCAGCCGGTGCTGGCTCGGTGCTGATGCTGGTTGCGGTTGGCTTTGCTGTAACGCGATAGGTGCGGTTTAGAGCTGCATTAGCAAATCCGCTAATAAACACGTAATCTCCAACCAATAACCCTGCTGGCGTACCGGTAAAGCCTGTTGCAGTGCTGGCTACTGTTGCAGCGGTTTGCGTTACTGCCACTTCTGAGCCGTAAATAGCCGCAATCAGATAGCCGATTGATTGCTTTGTTGCTTCAAAGCTCAGCTCGGCCGTCAACTCTTTGCCGTCCTGCACTTGGTTTGACGGGTTAAAGTCTAGGCTAACCTCCGCCGATTGGGTGTAGCTAATCGCCTTTAGTAACCGGCCCTCTGTCCGGCGAAATGGAGTAAATACAGGGTTTGCATCAACTGCGCCCTGGTTCGTTTGCGGCGATAAATAAAACCGCCAATCCCCGCCGCTTAGCTGGCGGTCAGTCACTACAGTAGCCATTTAATAGCCCTCACAATAAAAGTTAATGTTAACCTGATAGCCAAGCCACGGGTCATCTTCGATTTTAGCAGCAACCGCTTCAAAAGTCTTTACGTTGCCAAATTCAGTGTTTTCAAATAAAGCTGTCACGGTATCGCAGATAGTTTGGTTAGTGTTAATGCCGCTGCCTTTTGGCGTAAATACGTCAACGACAATCAGCCCCTGTCTGCGCACCCACGTACCGCCGCCATTACCCTCGTTGGTTGACGTTAGCGGGATGACAGATAAGCGCACCCACGGATGGCCGCCTGCGTCCGGTATCTGTTGCAGCGTAACCCAATCGACCATTGCAACGTTAGGCAATACCAGACCTTTAACGCCGGTTATACGGTTAGTGCGCAATCTTGCCGCGATATTCTTAATCGCCTCCGACATTCTCTTATCTGCCACTTACCGCCTCCGCGATTGATTGTTCGACAAATTTAGCTGGAGCCTGCAAGCTGTAGCCGTCATTTAGCCGACCGATGTAGGGCAAGTTGTTTACTATCCACAGGTCTGGCAGCGCTTGCTTTGGATATTGACCGATTACGGATAAACCAGCCGATTGCGCCAGTCCTGCCGATGCCGATGCGCCCGGCGCTGCGGTTGGTGTATCACTCGGCGCAGTCTGGATGCCAACCAGCCAAGCTGATGTTGCAAGCCCTGTGTCTTTTGGCGTTTTCAGTGTCACGCCTTGCAACACATTAAAGCCAACTTTGCGCACCTCTTGCGATATGTCGGCCATCAGCTCGTCTTTGATTGATAGCTCAAAGCGTGCCATTACAGCGCCCTCAGTATAAGTTTAATTGCAGCATCTGCTGCGTCTTGCATAACGTCAATAATTTGACTCATAAGTACCTGCAAACAATTATCACTGCAGCAATGTCTTTTGGGTTATTCCCGTTCCCATCAGATGAATCGGTCGCTTTTGAGATAATTTGCACGCCCACGCCCTTGAATTTGCACTGCATGCCAATCTGCGGCTCAAAATAAGCGCCACCAACGGTTTCGCCCCTTGGGTTTATAGTTAGGTTAAAATCTCCAGACTGTATAAGCTGATTTTGAAACTGCTTATACTTAAGGTTGGACTTTATTGCATTTATTGTGTAACTAGCCCCTGCCGCAAATGTTTCAGTGATTGGGTTGTACGCGCCGCCTGCCTCGCAGTAAAAGTCGCCGCCGAAACCTGAAAACTCTTCTGTTAGCTCGTTAGCTAAATCTCTAAACTCTTGCGGGTCAGTAGCCATTAAGACTTCCTCAACCCGGCACCGGAACTAGCAAGCCACGGGCGTAGCAGTAAATCAAGCTCAGGTGCTCTCGGCTTCCATGTTGGCTGACTGCCTGCAACATAACTAACTGACTTTGAGCCAACGCCGTCTAATGACTTGCTTTCTGATTCGACAAGACCGCCGGTTAGTGCTGCCGGGTCAAGCGTTAACCGCCCCGCCTGTTGCAGCTCAACGGCTTTCAGTGCGCCGCGCTCGATGTCAGCAATGGTAACCTGGTCTGTCGGCAGTTGCGGGTAAGCCTGCTGCGGCGTGCCTTTGAAAATATAATAGGTGTCGATAAAGTCAGCTGACTTAATGATGTCAGCGTCAATGGTGGTAAAGTTAATCGTGATACCACGCGCTTCGGCGTAGGCTTCGTATTGACCGGCTGTGACATAGCTCATAATTCGCCCCGCTTATGCTTTTGATACCACGCCCATACAATGAAGCCGCGCTCAACAATTAGCAGCATAATGGCGATATATGACAGTGTGCTCATCCAAGGCCAATTAATAAACCAGTCTGTTGCGTCTTTAATCCAGCCGCCAGCAGGTGTATGCGATACAGCAGATGTGCCGCCGACCACTGCAACTAGCTTACTTGTCATCGTGTGGCTGTATTCTGTTATTGCGTTTGCAAGCTCGTTGCGCGTCAGCATCGCGATTTGCCCTGATAATTGATTGAACACGAATAAAGCAATTATAGCCCAATGCGGCGACTATTAACAAGGCGGCTAAGTCTCCCAGTAATCCCAGCAAAGTTAAGCCCTCCACCCTGAAATAATACCATAGCGATGTACGCATTGAGCATAATCACAAGATACGGCATAACGTCATAATAAACCGTTGAAACATCAAGATAAGTATAAAGTAATTCATCGGCAGAGCCTACCCAATAAAGTGAACCGGCAGCAAGAAGCGGGTTTCTAAGATAATCAGGAGTGCAGCGCGTGATTGACAGCGCAAAGCAAAACGATGCAATAATAGAATGCCTGGTAATGTCCGGCAGTGGCGCGTAAATCCAACAATCTATCA